TACTCACCAAACCTGTAATAAAACAATATATTACTATAACTTGGAGAAAGTGTTTTGGTAGTAGAAAGATTTGGAGCATTACCACTATGCATTGCTATTTCATATATTTCACCATAAAACTGTTCACTAGCAGACGACCCTTTTCCTATTTGACAATCACTAGGATGTAAAGTTACATTAGACTCTAAATGTTGCATTGATGCTTGTAAAGAGTTATCAAGATATATTTCTGCTGCATGTTTTAGATATGTAAAAGATATCTTATACATTTGTTCTAAGTATAATGCTTCTTTAACTTGATGAATATACACTTTAGATTGAGCAACTGTTTGAACCTTACTCATTGTTAATACACCGTTTGAGTAATTAATATCATCTATCACACCAAGAGAGTTTAAATTAGAATCAAAAAGTTCTGTTCCTTTTGCTAACTTGTAAACATTCATTGGTGTTCCTAATGCTAGTGTTAAATTACTACCTCCTTGTCCTGCTAAACCACCTGCTCCTATATTAGTATAAGATGTAGTATTACCAACATAGTGTCCATAAGAATCATAAAATCCTGTCAGTTTATGCTCTGCTTTAATTAGTGTATCAGTTTCTAATGTTTGAACAGTACCATTCGTTGATTTGAACTTAGCCACTATTTTATACTCAGCAGGTTGATTGTAACTATTTTTAGTTGTATTCTCTAGATACAATTGTACATTTGTATTATGAAAAATCATTAACTTGAGAGGAGAAGCAGTATGTAACGCACTATTGGATGTACCTAATACACTAGTACTCTCATATGTAGTTGCCCTGTTGTTATTAAAATCACTAGGGTATGGCGGAGTTTTGGTAGAATCTAATACACCAAACTCTGTATTATTATTACTATCATCTTTATACTTTGCAAACCCATTTACATCATAAGGAGTAATAATACACTCAATAGTAAATGCTCCTGTATTATCCCAAGGACTTCTATCTCTCACATCAGAAATAGTATCAGCAGTAGGAGTAGCAAGGTTATCGCTTGATGGTTCTACTTGAGTAACAGATATATCATAATCTAGATTTAAGTAACCACTTGACAAAAGAGGAAAGACTAGTTTGTATGGACTACCTGCATATGCGTTAACCATTTCTAATCCCTCAATCTAAGAAGTTATCCGCTATCACCTTTGCTTCCTCAAACTCCAATTGGAATTGCACAGATGGAAACTCCTGTCCTGAAACTGTTGTTGAAAATGAACGAATAAATCCTGTAATTCCTAGAGTAGCAGAATCCGTATCCGTAGAATTGTATGGAGTAAAATATGCTTTACCTCCGCCAACGGCAGCAGTAAAATCATTATCATATTCTCTGTTTTTCCATGACCAAGGTATTAACTTACAATCATTCAAATCAGTATTCTCATTAGTATTTTCATGATATTCAAAATCATGATTAACTCTACTTGGGATTAATATAACAATCTTGTTTATGTTTTGGTCATCTTGAAATGTACTAGCATCAACATAAGAATGAATTAACTGTGCTAATTCAAAAGAAGTAAATCTTCTTGCCTTTGATTCCCCATCTTCTGTTTTCTTTTTAGTGATAGTTTGGTCAACTAATATTCCTGTTACACTAACAGTCTTTTGAGCCATACCAATATCCATAGCCAAATTAAGAGACTCACCTCTTACTGCTCCTGAGAATGGTACTCCTAGATTCATTACTGTTTTACTTGTTGATACTGTTAAGTCACTAGCGAGTAAAGAGATTCTATTTTCTTGTCCACTACCAAACTCATTCCTTCTTTGTAGTTCTAAGAATACTCTGTAATTTGGTTCAGCCATCACAATCTCCCCGTAGTATGTGCTGTTCTATTCATTCTTAGATTAATTTCTCTAGCAACCTTATTTGCTATATCTCGTATCTCTGCATCAGAAGCACCAACTCTACCATTAACATGGACATGTATTGTACTGCCTCCTGCTCCTGACATTCTTCTACTTTCAGCATTAGAGTGTACTCTTGCTCCTGAAGGTAGTCTAACTAGTTCAGGCCCACGTTCACCTACTATTGCTAAACCACCACTACTTACTCCGCCACTAGCAAACTGTGGAACTTTGCGACCAAATATTTTACCGTCTCTTCCCCCCAAGAACCCGAATATTCCATTAGCAACTCCTGCAATTAATGCTAATAGTGTTTGAACCATAACTTTCAATAATCCACCTAATATTTGAACAATACCTTTACCCATTCGTAAGAAACCTTCGTATAATGCTCCCCCATCACCAGAAAATGCTGCCATAAACATTTCAGCAAATCCTTTGAATAAATCAACAAGTCCATCAAATATCATTTTAAATCCACCTATTTCTTCTTCCAGTTTTCTAAAAGCCTCAAATATTTTCATTTTCTTTAAAATGAATATTAAAAGTGCAATTCCTGTTGCTATTAATAAGAAATATATTAAAAACTTAGATAAAGCAGCAAGACCTACAACGAAAAATTGACCTATCTTCCCTGCTATTGGCGACAATTTCTTAGCGATATTATTCATCCTTTGTCTATACATTTTTCTATCGCCAAATGGGGTTTTATTCAGAACTTCACCTGCTGTATCCCTTGCCATACCTATATCTCTAAGTCCTCCTGTTCCTCTAACAAAATGTTTTCCAATTCCTTGACTGAAAAACTGTTCTCTACTTTCTTTGAAATAGTTCATAACACCGCCCTTTCCTTCACTGTCTGCTCTAAAACCTCCTGCAAGAAAATCTCTTGTAGCGTTAGGCAGTAATGATTTTACTATTGCTTCATTAACGCTTTTCTTAGCCTTGTTTATTCTTTCTTCAGCCAAGTCCCAATATTTTGTATATTCCTTTTTAGCATCAACACCCTCTACGCCACTAAACATATTATACACTGGGTCATCCAGTAATGCTTTACCGCCTTTAACTAACTTTTCTCTAGCCTCTTGTATGTCTTTTAATGATTCAGCCAATTTGATGTTTGATTCAATTGCTTCTATTGTTGATTTAGTGGCTTCTTCCTGTCTTTTGTGATATACGTTGATAATGTTACCAACCGCACGAATCTGATTTTGAACTCTCCACAACCCTGTACCCGAAAGAATACGACTGATAATATTCCATTCTTGACTACTCCTAGCAAGTTCACCAAATGCTTCCCCCGTTCTAGTTATAGAAGTATTAGCCCTATCAAATGCTCTACTTAGTTTAGACAAATCTTCTGTTGCCCTAGTATTGGCTTCGTCGCTCATTTTTCTTCATCTCTTTTTCTATTTCTTTGGATTTCAGTTCCTCTACTTGTGCATGTATTTGTAACATTTCGTTCATTAATTTTATTGATGTATGTTGTGCTTCCGCAGGACTTATTGAGAAAGTCTTGCAGTATGAATATAATATAATTCTAAAGGCAATAGTAGGCTCTACTTCTCTACCGTTTAATGCTCTACGAATTAAATTGCTTTTCCCTTATCCTCCTCCTGTAAATCAAAGAATGGGTTTGGGAGGACTTCTTTTAACTGTGACCCAACATAAGGGCTTAGTCTAAGTAATTCTAAAGTAGTAAGTTTAGGTTCTGTTTTATCAACAAACTCTGTACACATGAACTTGTACATTTTATTCAAATCAAGAGTCATTTCACCTGTCTCATTCATCTGCATAACAGAAGATAGTGCTTGCTCGACTTGTAGCCAAGTGGGTTCTTTAACCCATACTTTTAGTACTTCATCCGAATCAGGGCTTACCCTTATCGTATGGCATTCGGTGTTTACTGTCGCAAACAAACTGTTCTTATCACTTACTATTTTTTCTTCACTCATTTTATTTTCCACCTAACTAAAAACTAACAAACAAACGATGTTAGTGGAATGTAATGAATATAATAAAGGTTCTAACTTACTTAGAGTCCCCCTATATTCCTGATGCAGATTGAAGTATTTTCCAATCTCCTTGATACTTAGCATCTGCTAATGTTCTAGCACTAAGAACTACATCTACTTGTACTGGCCCTTTATCTTCAGGTAAAGGAATAGTTACGCTTTGTGTAATGTAATCTTCAAACTTTAATTCAATGTAATCATCTACTGTACTATTATCCATATCCTTAGCAAACCTTAGAGTTAGTTGTTGACCACTACCGTTAGACTCACCATCCTTTCTTAGTTCATCCCAAATGGTTGTATCTGTTATAAGCAATGATAAGTTAATGTCATATGTTCTCTGAGCAGGTATATGTGCTGACATAACTTGACGAGAAGATTGACCTATGAATCTCTGCGGTGTTATGTTGTTGTTGATAGCAACACTACCTGACTTTACTCTAGCAACAGTCTGACCATACAATTTAATCTGTCCACCGGAAAACAAGTAAGGTCTAATGTTAGTATCATCGGCATGATAGTTGAATAAACCAGTAGCAGAACTGTCATTTGTTCTTTGTCCTCTTCTTGGTGTATAACCCGCAGGAGCATCAAATGCCCTTCTTGTAACTAAGTCTAGATTTGCTTTCAACTCTTGACCTTCATCAAAGTTCATAGTCAAACTGTTTACTTGACATCCAGTAAATACTCTAGCATAGATGTCTTTGAATGGTCTTGTAGTGCTATCACTTGAAGTACCTAATGAACCAACATAATAGTTAGCATCTGCCAATCCTGATTTTTCATATGTTACTTCTAATGCGAAAGAAGGTAATGAGTCTCCATTATTCTCAGTAAAATCATAGATATAATATCCACCTGTATTTTCTGTTACTTGTTGTAATGTAGATTTATCTGAACTTGGAGGATATTCTTTTCCTCCTATTGTTCTAACAAGCCTATGGTTAGTTGTATCTATTGCTACTCCCGTACCTGATAAACTGTCTGCTGAACCTAATGCATGAGCCGTTCCACCACCTGCTCCTCCGTTAGCAACAGTATAGTCTCCTAGTGCATAGTATAACCAAGAACCATTACTCATTGAAATATCTAATGAACCACCACTAACAGTTTCTCCTTTTTTAAATTGATATCCTAGATTCCTACTACCACCTAATGCTAATCCAACTTGTGCTATCTCTACTTCTACATTTGGTGGAGTTAGAGTATTAACAAGACCTAGCCAATTATCTGCTAGTAATGTTGGTTTTCCTGATATCACATTAGGAGCAGGTGCAGGTGCGCCAAAAGATAAGATAGTAATATCAATGTCATCATTATCTGCATCTCCAACATCTTCTGCAAAAGTAATAGTGTTTCCAGTATTACTCTTAATCATGTATGTCCCGCTAAATCCAGTAGATGTGTTGTTGACTACCTTAGCCATACAGCCTTGATATAAATTAGTAACTAAAGTCAACGCAACTGATTCAAGACTAGTAGCAGTAACATCCACTGTTGCAAAATCACTTGCTTGAAGGTCACAATCTGACAAGTAGATGTCACTTTCAGGTATCATTGTAGCACTTACATTTGCTCCTGTAAATACCTCATCTGTCAAAATTGTCGTTGTCGTCATACGCTTCTCCCCATTCTCTTCATCTCTACGCCTAGTTTATAGCCCAATAACCTTTTCTTTCTATCATTGGCTTCACTCCTACTTTGCAACTTTATTATTTCTGCACTATCGGTATAAGTTGTTCCTCCCACTGTCGTAGATATAGTAGGGCTAAGAGAGTTTGTCTCAAGAATGTGTCGCACAATTCTGTATAATATTCTTAGTCTATCTCTAGACGTTGTATTATCAGCAAAGTCTCTTCTATGTAATACTCTTATGTGTATTGTAAAAGAGAATGTTTCATTTCTAACTGCGTAATCCATAGTAGGATATGTAGTAGAAGAACTATCTTCAAACACAACAATAACTGCTGAATCACTATCAGCATCTACTCTTCTTCCTTCGTTTGGTTCAATTGAACGAACATCTATTACTTTAGGAACAGGTAAGTTAGTTGCTATCTTACCACTGTTGTATAATGATGTTGCAGACGAACTCCAATTATCTGTAATTAATCTCATTACAAAAGTAACTTCATCAAGGAGTTCTGCCATTTACTGCCTCCACTGCTTTTTCTTGTACTTTACTAACAAAGATATCTAATGCATGTTTGTACACTTCTTCATCACTAAGAGAAAATCCTGCGTATCCTAGTTCTGCTAACGCTTCATTTCTTTCTATCTCTCTATCCAAGAGTTCACGAAATAAATTGTTTAAGTCTTTCATAGTATCACGATATAAAATGTATTAAGTTCTTTTTACCATCAACTATTTTATTTGCCTCTTCAAGTAAAATATCATGTTTGGTTTTCAAATCAATATTAGATTCTGTTTCAGCAATTAGAATAGAGTTGTCGTCATGCCGAATAACTTCTGCTGCCACAAACTTAGTCGCTGCTTCATGTATTGGTGCAGGTACTCTACCATCTCCTGCTACATATGCTACTCTAATAGAATGATTAGTGATGTGAGGATATTCTTGTAAAAAGAATATTTTCCCCTCACTTTTCATTTGCCAAAAGTCTCCTCTTCTTCGTTGGTCTTGGTGGTCGGTAAAACCTTCTACTGTTCCGAAGGTAGACGAAATTGTACAGTTAGACCCGTCATCACCTAGAAGTAATGAAGATATTACAATTGTATCTCCTTGTTCTGAATCAGTGGTAGCATAGAAAAAATCTGAAATATGTACGCTATTATTTCCGTTTGCCGTTACAGTTTTAGATGCAGTTTCTCCTGTAAACTTAGCCGTCTTCATAGGATATACTTCGTTAATAGCGTCAACTATCTGACTTGCAGTAGTCTTAGGGCCAAAGTTATCAAAGAAGTCAGTTGCTTCATCTAACTCAAAAGTATATGTTCCCACCGTTAAAGATATCTTCCAAGCACTATTAGTCACAGTACTTGGTACTGTTAGTCTAGCAGTAGCAGATGCTAAGTCTTTCCAAGTATTTCCTTGATATATTTCTAATCTAACTAATTTTTGAACTTTAGGTTGCGATAGTTGTATGAATCCAACATAGTCTTTGTATGGTCTTACTGGGTATGCACCTTGATTAAATGCAGTATCGAAAGAATGAAACTCTTCATGATGTAGTATTGGTCTATATGATTGTTTTATACTATCATCTATTTTTTCTTCTACTCTTTTTATTATCTTACCTACTTCTGCTCTTGTAGGTGTAGTACTATCAGTAAATGCTCCTATTTGTAGTAGATTAGAAACATCAGTATGTGTAGTATAATGTCCATTTCCTATTGTATAGTTTACATTAATATTAGTAAAATCACTTGGAGAACTTACTTTACCCATCTAATCACCTTTCTATCATTTCCTTTAATCCTTCATATTCGCTATATACTAATATTATTTCATCTGCATCATTAGCATCAGCCCCACTTTTTCTATCCTCTATTTGTTTCTCACTAGCCCCTACTCCTGACTCAGCAAATCTTCCTGTTCGAAATCTATCTTTACCTCTAGAAACTCTTCTACCAATATTAGTGTCTACTTGTGTAGTAATTACTACATCCCTTTTGAAAGTTAATATTGGCATTCCTTCACTATCAGAAACTTTGTATTCTGTATCGCCTTCTTTTTTCCATTCTTGACTATCCATCAATTCTTCTCTTATGATGCCTACCAACTCTTCTGTGTCTCCTGCGTATTGTAACAATGGAATAATATTCACTGATTCTTTGTAATCTGTACTTTTTATATTGCTTAATATTTCTTGTACCTTTTTAATAAACATATCATGATTACCAAAAGCAGGATAGTATTCTTTAACTTCAGTAATAACTTTACCCTCTTTATCTTTCTTAGGATTACCATCTTTATCATAAACAATTTCTTCTATACCAATTGGTTTTTCCTCTCCTGCAACTGCTCGAACTTTAGGCTCTTTTCTATCTGCTGTTGCTATTTGAACTCTTTTCTTGTTTTTGTCAAGAGCATACATAAACATGTTATACATTTTGTCATCTTTAGGATTAATTACTGGGGCAAATCGAGTTTCTGTTTGTGTAGGGTTTGATATGTTATAATCATCACTCTTAATAGAAGTAATTAGTCGGTTGAAAAATCCAACCAATTCCTTTCTTCTTTTAACACTTAATATTTGTATGAATCTAGGAAAAGGTGCTTCCTTTTTATCATAGACATAACTACCCCAATTAGATTCAAGTTCGTCAAATATTCCTTTTAGTTTGATAATGCGTTTTGCCATATCTTTAGCACTTTTATTGAGTTTCTTGTCTGCATCTCTTCCACCACCTTTCAAAGTCCAATCATGGAAATCATCTGCATCTTTCCATTTTTTTAGTTTCAAAGTAATTTTTACCTTCCCTAAACTTATTTTGTTTTCTCTAGGAGTTAATGCTCCTAGTATTGCATTCTTTAATGGTGATTTTCTTTGAGAACGAACTATTTCAATAAGTTCTTTTTTATTTGGTAAAGATATTTTTTCTATTTCTTCCCAAACTTCTTCTTTATTATCAAAAGCATCATCTGAAGTAAATGCTTTTTTTCTTCCAAATACATTTAATTCATACTTACCATCTTTGAGCATTTTTAGTGTAACGAGATTGTTTGAGCCTACGGTTTCAGCCTTTCTCAACATTTTTTGAGTAATACCTTCATCATCATCTTCATCTATTGTCATACCTTCAGCAACTTCTCTATCCATTTCTTGTTGATATGCCTCTTCTTCCTCTGCATCCTTTTCTTCTTGAGTCTTCTCTTTTTGTTGGGCTAGTTCTCTAACTCCTAGATTTTTTCCGGTTACAGCATTAAATTGAAAAGAGTCTTCTCCTAATTCCCCATAGCCTTCAACTTTGAATAGTTTTTTGAAATACCCTTCCGTATCAATAGTTATGACTTCTCCTGTTGTTTCCAAAAAATCATCTAATGTAGATGGGTATAGTATAGGTTCATTTCTATCGAATGCCCCTACTAGTCTACTACTTCTTTTACTGTATTTTTGTTCTCTTCTTTTTTCAGCAGATTTCTTATCCTTTACATTATCATCAACATCGGTATCATCTAATCCTTTACCGTATCTTTTGCCTAACAGTTGACTTACTTTCAAGTCATTTCCTAAATCAACTAATGTGATTTTTTTTTCTCTCATGTCTTTTCTTAACCCTTCAGAAAATGCACGATTCTTTCCATCAGATGTAACATATCCTAGTCCTTCTAATGCTTCTACTAAAGGTGCTAACTCTGCCTTTTCTATTTTAGACAAAAAGGAATCGAGATAGCCATCATATACATCTTCATCAAAATAAAGATTAGTACCTTCATAATCACTATCATCTAGTGTGATTAGATTTCTTGTTACTCTTCTAACCTTTTGCATGTTAGAAGTATTAGAAACTGAATTGAATATATATGCCGATAAGTTTCTGAATAAAGGTTGTTCGTCTAATAGGTCTTGCCAAGTTTTTCTTTTGTCATCAGGGGTTAGAACAAAGCCTGTTTTTAGCCTATCTACTACCTTATCATTTACTCTTATATCCGGCATTCATCAGACCCCAACCTATGCAAGCCACTTAGCCCATGCAACTGCTTTACCCAAACCTGACGCTAAACCTAATCCACTTTGAGGTGGAGTATATGTTGGCTGTCCTGTTTGTGGGTCTATCCAATAAGGATTATTCATGTTGTCATAGCCACTTGGAGGAATAGGATACCCACTACCATTTTGCAAAGCCATTTGTTGTTGCATCATAGTGTTATTCATATTAGTAGCCATATTGCCACCTTGTATTTGACTTGGGTTTAACCCTTGAGGATTAACACCCATTTGTGGGGTTGTTGTAGGAGTCTGTTGTTGTGGTGCAGAGAATCCTTGTGCTTCAAGATATTGTTGTTTAGCCATTCTTCTTTGCATTACAACTTCACTATTGATAGCAGTAGCCAATAGATTCTGTAAATCTAAATCAATATTTTCTTGAGTGATATTTGTAAAATCAGTTAATGCATCAGGTGACATTACTAAGTTTCCACTAGAACTTTGATTAAACTCTAACTTAACTAACATTTGACTAACAGTTCTTGTAACTGTATCCTCAATTAGTTTTTCTAAAGCACCTAAAAATGCTTCACCGTGATACTGAAAGAAATCTTCTACATGGTTTTCTTGTAGTGTCAAAAGGTTGTTCATTGCCTTAAATTGTGTTTGTTGTTGTGCGCCTATTTGTGTTGATAACGCACTATTACTTGTTCCGAATAATCCCATTACTCTACCTCCACCTGCTCGAATCCTGATGACACCTTAGCCCCTTCGGTTAATAGTGTTTTGATTCTTTCATTGATTCCGTTGTTTTCTATTACTAATCTAAACAACTCTTCTTCTTTTGTTTCTGATATATTAGAAGGGGGTTTTATAGACCAACCTAATGAAGACAGAGATTGTATATCTTGTTGTTTTAATCCTGTTAATGGCCCACTTGATAATGGGTTCAAACTCTTTGCAGAAGGAATGTATGCACTAAACGAAAGACCATGTTCATCTGCTAATATCTGTTGTTCTAACATCTCATACTGTCTGTGTATCTGAGCGTGTTTCTCACAATATGTTCCTCTCATTGGATATCCTTTTCTTACTTTATGTAAAGGAAGAGGAGGTCTCATTGCATCTCCTGCTTCCCAAATCTTTTGAGAACCACAAACAACACACCTATCTTTTAGATTATATTTGAATCGGTATGGTATTTTTAAGAACCTTTTTTTCTCAGGCATTAAAACCTTAATTATTTCTTTCAATTGTTTCTTAGGTTTAACACTTTTATACTCATAAATCATTACTGCTCCGGCTGCTCTAGCAGCAGAAAATCTATCTAAAAAAGGGTTCATCCCTGTATTTGCTGACTGTGCGCCTATCAAACTTGGTGGTTGGAATTGCATTGACATCTATATCTCTCCCTTAGTAGTCCCTTATCATTGTTAGGATTCCCCTATATACCATCTCTGAATCAGATTTAGCACTTACAATATACTTATGACATGGTATTCCTTTATCATTTAACTTTTGCATACCTGCTCTAAACGATTCGAATATAGGGTGCTTTTCCATCTTACCATCATAGTCATATTTATCTTTCCATAAGTCATATTTGTTAGCCCAAAGAGCAACTGCAATTGGGTAATCGTGCATTTTCTTTTTCTTTCTTTTTCCCTTTACATTCCAATAAGGAGAACAAATTGTATCTACTAAAAATGTCCAACATAGTTGTTGCTCTATATCATAGTGCTTATCCATATGTCTATCGTCAAACATGAAAATGATATACTTGACATGTCTAGTTCTCATGTCTTCTACCCATTCTTGCCAAAATACAGTCTCCCCACCTATATCTGCCGATTTAATTGTATGAGCATCCCCATCTAATTTTACATATTTTCTAGATGCTCTATGTCTACCAACAGTTCTATCTGTTATTGCAGGTACTTCTCCTCTAGTTCTCAGTTGATGATGTAGTGTAGTTTTACCTGCTTTACTTGCACCATATACACCAAAAGGAATTGAGTGTAACCTTTGATACATTTTATTCATGGCTTCAACCATCAATATGGCAAACCCTGCCATTACTGACATTTGACCTCAACCCCATAGATGATGCCAAAAACTAAACAACCCATCTAGTATCCACTGAAAAACATTAATTCCAAACAAGGGTAACATGTGTCCTATTGAAAAACTAAACACACAAGCGATTCCACCCCAAAGAAAGAATCTTGCTCTTAAGAACCAAATATCAGCAGAGTGCGCTCTTTGTAAGTCATATGCTAAAGTAGATTCATCAAACCCCATCAGTATTTCTGAAACCATCCCTCACCCTCATTCATTAAAATTAGTTAAAAATGTTGGACTCAACGCATTATCATTTTGTGCCACTGTTTGCATGAATGGTGTTTGTATCTCACCATAATTTTGTTGTTGGAATGTTTGATTAAACTGACGTAGTGAATCTCTAACTCTTTTACGGTTCTCTTCTTCTCTAGCCTTTCTATTCCAATATCCATCTATGTTTCTCTTTAACAAGAACTCTTCTATAACGTCATTTAAGAATAAATCAAAGACTGCTTTCATAATCATAATTAATCCTACGGTAGATATACCAAATAGAACTGCGTGTGAAAATCCTCCATATGGGAAGTTAACTCCTACCATTTGATAGAAATAAATGTTAACTCCACTCATTGCTCCAACGAACAATATGGTCATTATTAATCTTGTATCTGTATCTATTGATGGCAAAGTATCAACTCCATGTACAGGAGTATGCCCCACCACTCCCACTTAGTATTGCAGTAATACCAGTACCCATTGCTCTACCATGCATATCAAACTCAGCAGTAGTATTAGCAGTCACTATTAATCTAGCAACTTCATCAGCAGTACCAACAGTAGTACTGTTATGGTCATATATTTTCAAAGTTGCAGTTCCAGTTGAAGTAAAATGAATACTGTTTAATTTACATACTCCATTGTTAAGTACTGCACTAGCGGTTCTAACGGGGCTACCTGCAACTCCCCCAACCATCATTTCACATCCTTCTTAGTTGCTGTTTTCTTAGCAGGTGTTTTCTTTGCTGTTGTTTTCTTAGCAGGTGCTTTTTCGACTTCTTCTTTAGCAGGAGTAATAGTTTCAACTACTGTCTCAACTACTTCTTCTACTTTCTTTTTTGTTGATGATTTTTTCTTTGGATAAAGAATAGATAGCACATCGTCATCTTCTGCAACATTAAGATGTCTCTTAAGATATTTTAATCTTCTTTCGTCTAAAGATGATATAATTTTTTTATCATCTGCTGTAAAATCAATAAGTATTGATTCATCACAACAATAGTCTACTGCAATATTAGCAGGAACTTCACACCAAGTATGCGCCCCTATGGAATATTCGCCTTTTCCTATTACTATCTCGCCTTCAGGTCTATGTCTTACTAGTTTCATTAATGCCATATTTATGCCTCTATTATAATGGGTAGTAACCCCTACCCCGATAGTTCGGAGTAGAGGCTACTACTTTACGTTTTCACTCATCAAAGTGCTTAAGCACTCTTTAGGTTGGTAATCTTACCTTGACCCTTGAAGAAAGAACAACAGGTTTCAGCCATTGTTCTGTACATTCCTTGGTTTCCAAGTTTACCAACACCGAATGGGTTTCCACTAGTGATACCATCCTCAAAGTATTGGGTTGGTTTCATAACAGATAGCCACAAGTGGTCAGTATCTAGAATCAGTATGTCACTGATACGGTTAGATGTTCCTGCACCTGTTGATGGCATATCTTTAGCAGGGATAATTGGTATGTCATAGTATGTTGCAACTCTGAAACCAACTTCTTGACCCTTAACACCACGAACACCATTATGGGTAGGAACAATCTCTTTCCTGTCCATGAATCTCTCTTGTGCTTGTAGCAAGTCAGAGATTTTCTGTATGGTATCATATCCAGTAATGATAACTTTAGGGTTTCCACCATTCTGACGGATTCTGCGAATCATGTCATTAAGTAGGCTTAGAGTTAGAACTCTACAATCACCTGCTAGGTATCCATCACCGAAATCAACTTCTGCATCTAAGAAGGAAGCAGTTCCGGTGTATGTGAAGTTTCCACTACTACCAGTATTACCAACTGTTACAGTTCTTGTTGAACCGTAGATAGTTGCAGCATCAGCAATCTGAGCAAATGTACCATCATTGTTCTTACTGTTATGGAAGATGTTATCTTCTTGCATCATAGCCAATTCAGCAGCAGATGAAACTATCTTCATTAGTGAAGTGTAGTTCTTCTCAATACCTGTTGTACCGTTCTCGTTGTATTTCTCAAGAGGCATAACTAACATCTTGCTCTGTACTTCAGCGTGTAGTTTACCCATGTCTTCTCTTACGATAGCACGAATATCACCAACACCGTCATCAATTGCAGCAAGTTCCATTCCAAGTTCTGAGAACTCAAACAGATGTGCAATTGTCTTAGGGCTGACATACAGTTTTGTGTATTCAGGAGCAAGTGCTACCATATCAGTACCAATAACTGCGTTTTCACCAACACCACCAATTGTATCTGCTCTTGGTGCTGCTGCGTTTGCAGACGAAATGTTTGCAGTTACAGCGTTAGCACCAGTAGCGAACTGTGAACCACTACCACCAATAGGTCGGCTCTTTAGAACTCTCCAACCTGAAGATGTGTATGGCCTCTTTGCAATCATAGAAAGAGGGTTTACTTCTTGGTTCAACATAGACCAAACTTTTTGTCCATAAAGAACGTTGTATAAGTCACCTAGTCCTGCCGCAGCAGTAAAGGGGTTTGAAGAAGCATCGTGTGGTGTACCGAAACCACCAACAACTCCACCCGCTTTGAGTAGAGCGTTACCTGAGTTTCCGCCATATCCGTATGTTGCTGCTTCTAAATCTTTCATTGTTTTTATGTATCCTGACACTCTTAATCACCTCTTGTTAATGCGTGTATATCTTCCCAAGACATCTCAGCCGCCGCCTCAATGCTTGTAGGCATTCCATCAGGTAGAGCAAATGCTGCTTCCTGAGCCTTCCTAATTTCAGAGTTTCTCTCTGTTAGAGATTTGCGTAGTTCAGCAAACTCTGTTTTCAGAGCCGCTACATCAGAACGAGCATCATATTCTGCTCTTTCTGCGTTAGCCTTTTTTACGGATAGTTCTTCAGCAAATCTTGCTTCAAACTGTTTGCTTAGAGAATCGTAAGCCATTGACTCCATTCTCTCTGCTTTGAACTTAGCATAAGCCTTCTCAACATTCTCAACGCTCAAATCAAGAGTAGAGAAATCAGTTCCCTCTAATCCTTTTGCTACGTTAAGTGCAGCAGGTGCAGCAGTAGGCTTACCGCCACTTACTACTTCTTCTCCTGCTTCGAACTCTCTTGTTTCATCTTCATCAAGAGCCTTCTCTTCCATGTCTTCGTCTGCTTTTTCTTCCATTTCCATGTCTGCTTTTTCATCCATGTCCATGTCATCTGCATCAGTATCCATATACTCTGCGTTCTTCGTTACGGCATCATCAATATCACTGTGAACGTTGTTGACTTGTTTCATTAAGTCATTCAACTCTTCCAGTGCTTTTTCCAACTTTTCACTCATTGTTTTTTCCTCCTCCATTTTCAAAATGTCGAACTTTGCTTCGGGGTTAATCCCCTTCTCGCAGATTGTAACTTCATGCAGTTCCAACCTGTCTATCTCATTGTACTCACCATACTCATCAGAAGTCTTTTGCTTCTTTGAGATGGCTTGTCCACCTATACTAAAGGAACGAAGTGTTCCTTTTCTAATACCTCTTGATATCTCTTTTGCTTTTTCTATATCATCTCGTAGTTTAATAACTACATAGAAACCTACATTGTCAACACCAGTCTTATGTAATACGCCGTGACTATCACGGTATTTCTCTATAACTTCTCCAACTTGTACATTAGAATGATTGGACATTACATTTCTGTATTTTTCATCAGACATGTATTTGACTACTGCATCTTCTAATGCTTCTAATGTGATTAAATCATTTTGTTTGTCAACTATCTCTATTGAAGCATAGCCTCCAATAACTAAGTTATCTGACTTAAGAATATTAAATTGATGAGAAGATTCTGCTCTTAATAGAGGTGCTTCCATCATTAACATTGGCTCTAAGTTTTTACTCTTACTATATTAAGTAAATGTAATATTAGTCCTTTTTAGGGCTTGGGAAGCCTAATACAGCATATGAGTCTTCATTGATATTCCATTTATTTGGGTTCTCTTTATCTTCTAACATTTCTTGTTTCTTTCCTGTCCATGCTATCCAACTCTTTTTCTCATCTAAAGGTACTACTCTGAAATGCATTCTAGTTTCAAACTTATCACCATCTAACCTATATTCATGATAACCATCTTTTTGTATTCCTAACTCTATATCGCCTTTGTCTAATATTTTCTTTGACTCACCAATTTTCTTAGCAACAACAGCAGGGTACTTACCTGACTTACCAAACAAATCATAGATATCAGTATCGCCTTCTATGTCTATTGTCCAAGCCATTCGCTCATCTTGATAATCTATAATCAAATCTACATTATCATCTTCTCTTAGAACTATACTGTATTTACCCATGCTATCTTTCTTTTCTAGTTCTTCAACGTCTTTCTCTAAAATGTCTTCTCTAGCAGTAAACTTGTTTGGGTGTAAATATACTAAGTCTTCTTGTTGTTTCATCCATGACATTAGTTTACCGTCATCTGAATCAAATAAATCTGCAAATGCTCCTTGATGTTTATCTACAACAAAATCTAGTATTTTCTTAAAAGGTAGATTATCTCTACCACTTTCTAATATTTCATTTCTAATTGCTAATCTAAACATAGAGCGTTTACTTTTCATTATGTTAGCAACTTGTTCTTTCCACAAATCTATGTTATGTAAAGCATTTTTCTGCATCAGGTTATCTCCTTCAAACCCATAAATAGTAAATCCATTTAGGTCTTCTTTGAGTATTATCTCAGCAGTTCCATGTATGTGGTCTGTAATGTAATATCCTTTCTTTACCTTTTTCGTCTGACCTCTTGGATTTTGTAATCCTGATGTGACTTCAAACATCCCACCTACTTTTTCTCCAAATGTGTATCCCATTGCAGAAAGAGATTTCTTTGTTTTACTTGCTAGTTGCTCTAACGTTTCAACAGTATCCGATTGAGTTACTTCAGGTATTTCTATTACTTTAGCAGAAAATAGTTTGAAACCGTCTTTTCCTTTCTTAACTTCATCTACCTTTACTCTAACAATACTACCAATCTTTACTGATTCTTTTGTATTAAGAGCCTTACCTACTTCTAAGTAATCTTTGTCTTCATATTCAACAGTCTTGTAGTTTCTCGCTGTTTCAGCGTTTACTGGCCCAACTCCCATAGTGTATGAATGTAAGTTGCTTTTTGTTTTCTTATCATCTAATACTACTACATCTAAGTCAATAAACTTCTTCCACTTAATCCACTTAGGATTTTTCTTTACACCAATGTAGTATGTTGATTCTATGTCCTTTATTACTACTCCCTCTGAAGCAGGTAGTTCCATGATTCCTTTAGCATATTCTTCAACTTCTTTTATTGAATCTGCTATTCTAGTATCCTTCTTGGATGGAAATGCTAGACCCTGTGATGAGTGTTGAGAATATTGGTAAAGAAGAATATTGTGTCTTTCTCTTAGAGTTTCGTCAGCAATATTCTTTCCTTCATGAACCATGATATCGAATACATGCGCTCTTAGTTCCCCTCCTTTCTTATTCTTGAAAACGTGTGCTATTGTGTCTGCCCTATGTAGTGGCTCATCATCAATAAATAACATCAGTTCTCCATCTAAAATACAATCATTGAAAGATTTCTTTTCTAATGCTTTAACTTGCTCAGGACATTTAGATGTAATATCCTTTTCATTATATGAATAAATTGTTACTTTACCATTGAACTTGTGAAGTTGTATTCTCATACCATCATACTTTTCTTGTACGATATATTCTCCTGTTAGCCCTTTAATTTCTTTTAAGTCATCAATCTCAAATATCCTGTACATTGGTTTATTTGGTACTATGAAATCAATTGATTGTTTTTCTTCATCACTCTTAGCAATGTCTAAGTCAACTAAATTATCCCACTTATCTTCACTATACTCTGAACCAAACAATTTTTGTAATAACTTGTATGCTCCCTTAAACTTATTTTCTATTCTGCGAGTATCCTCATCTTCCTTCCCATAATGTTCTATAATGTATAGTGGGATATCTTTTGGTTCTAAGTCTAAACCCATAAAATCTCTAGTAATCTCATCAGGTTTCAAATCCATTGACTCCCATACTTTATCGGGTAAGGGGTTTGCATGAGAACGCATTGCATAATGAATAAAGGCAGCAAACAGAGATTCATCTTTCAATAAACTAGAAATTACTTTATCTCCTAATTGTTTAGAAAAAGGGTCACTTACTTCTTCCGATTTGAATCTCATTTCCTTTATTGCTTCATACAGTTCTTTAGCCTGTCTTGATTTAGGGTTATACACTTCATCAGAAAATGCAGTATCTTCCTTTAGATATGTTTTAAGTTCTCTAGTAAAATCATCTAAAGTATCAAACTGTTCTCTTACTGTCTTTACAGTTTTCTTCCAAGTATCGCCATATTCATCAGGGTTTTCTTTTGCTGAAAGATAGGAATACCTAACACGTTCAAAGAAGTCCAATACTTTCTTAGTCATTGTATTGGTTTCTTTTTCAAAAGATAAACCTGTTTGTGGCATATGTTCCCCCTCATCTATGTACGAGTAGGAACATCCCTTAATCTCTTTACTTTGTCTATATGATGTTGTAGAGAAGTAGTTAATCTGACTGCTTCATTTCCGTCAGCGTTTCTTAGCAAACTTGCAAGTTCTGATATTGCATCTAAAGATTGTTCCACTTCAACACTTTGTCTAGGAACATCTATTGTTGCTGCCATATCAGAAGGATTTGGCGGTTTGTATTTTCTAACAAAATCTTCTGCTGCATCTGCAACTGCATTCAATGCTTTTCGCATAGTTCCATCATTGACTTTATCTTCTTTACCTTCCAAGTTATTTGTCTTAGGTAGAGGTTCTTCTGATGGATTTTTCTTAGGTCTTTTCACTTTAACTTCTTCACCTGTTAATGGCTCATCAAGTTTTATTGTACCCAAATGTTCCGCTTCTTGTAATACTTCTTTTGCTTTTAGTATAGCCAATTCGACTACTTTTTCTTCCCATGTTACTTTTTCCGGCATTTTAATCACTCCATATCTTTTACTAGTTTGTGTATGTCTTCCCAGTCCATACTCTTTTTTATTGTACTTCCACCTACAACATTCCTACTATCCATAGTAGGAGAAGGAGATTCATATACAACAAATCCCGATTTCATTAACAGATTATCTTTATGATAAACTGCTTGTTCTAAAGCCTTTACTTTGTCAACTAATTCTTTCATTAACATAAGCATTTCATTATTTTCTTCACTCATTTTGAATCACCTTCTTGTATCCCTTTCATAGCAATTAACATGTCTTCCCTAATTCTTTGTCTCAAAACTATTTTCCAGTCTATCATGTAACTCCTGCTCCTTCGTGTAGTGGTGTAGTTCAATAAGTTTTCATTTACCACCCTTTTTCTTATTATCAGGATAAACCATTTTCCTCAATTGCGTGAATAGTGTTTCGTAGTCCTTTCTTAACTCAGAAGCAGATGCTAAAATCTCTAAGTTCTTTTCGTCAAATCCTTCTACTGTTTTACTTAGTTTCTTATCAGATTTTACTAAGTCCATTTCTTTCAGTTCTTCAATTATGTCTGAAAGTTGGGTCATGTCTTCACCCATCATATTTGTTGGTTGAGCCTTCTGTAAAAGTTTCTTTAGTTTCTTTTTCTTCTTAGCATCTA